ACCTGCTCCAACTCGAGTTGCGGAATCATAAATCCCGAATACAGAGTTAGCGCCCGTTGCTACGCCGGTAATCCTGTAAATCGTTGCACCGTTCAACAGAGTAAGCTCCGTCGGCGGGGTGATATTGGAAGTAATTGCCCTGAAGTTGTGATTTATAGTCCTTGTAGAATCAGCATTGGAAATCGTTACCCCTACTGCTATCAACCCAAGAACTATTAAAGCGATAAGAATTTTCTTCATCTCATTATCTCCTTATATTGTTCCCGGGTTTTTAGCATAGGATTTCATTAAAAGATAATTCTTACAAGCCGAAGCAGTATCTTTTACGGCAATCTGACCGAAGATTGCCTTAATCCCGATGCCGTTCTCAAAGCCGTAGTCAAATGTCTGACTGATTGGAGTAGGCTTCATCCCCCATCCTCGCACTGCTACTTCCGCGCCAAACCCTATTTGAGTTGATACGTTTCTTAACGTTATCAGAGCGCCTGCCGTATGAGCGGCTGCGGTTGTTGAATTCTGCGCCCGACCGTTGATTGTAAACGTAGTTGCGGCTTTTGCGGAGTAGGTTATATCTTCGCTGTCTATCCTCAAAGTCCCCGTTGACGGGAAGAACTTTGTATAGTTAGCTTTGGTGTTCGTTCCTACGGTGATAGTAGTTTCACCGCTTGATGCGATAGTTGTCGAAAGGCGGCACTCAGGCCTTAATGGAGAACCCTGAATGTTATTGGCAGACCTTACAGACCTGCGAACATACAAAATACACCCGTTATATATCCCAAGAGCGCCAGTGAAGATTTTATTATCTTCGTAACTTCTCGGGCCTGCATCCCTTTGAGCCTGCTGCCACACGCTGTCGCCTTTTAACCAATACTCGTCAACTTCCGAGATAGCGATACCGTAAGTATCGAGTTCTTCGCCATCTTTTGTTTTAACGGATATTGGTATAGCGCCTTTCCGTTGAAGCGCTAACTTTATTCGGTCAATTTCTTCCGTTCCGAATGTGTCGTTATCGCCAAGTGTCGCCTCTGTTGAAGCGTCGCCAGCATAAAGAGTCGAAGGAGATTCAGTAGTAATTAACTGAATATCCATATCTTCATCAATATACCGGGCTATCCAGTCAGACAACCTCTGGCGGGCTACCGACACAATACTGAAATTGACACGCCTTTCAAGGTTTTCCGTAAATGCCACCGCATTACGTATCCAGTTGACCGTTAAATCAAACTGGCTCATTGAAAGTTTATCTTCATTTCCTTGTAACGTTGACTCTCCTGTTATCCCTGTAGAAATGAGCTGGCTCATAACTTGGAAGTGAATTTTGTCCCCAGGCCCTTTGGTGAAATCGTCTTTTGTAACGATAGGTTTGTTAGAACCTTCTTTCCCCTCAAACCTTGACCCCCAGAAAGCCTTTCGAATACCGTCGTCAAAAAGCCTCTCTGACCAACAATTCTGTTACACACAAACTAATTCTTTTGTGGAGTTGACATTTCTATCAACTTCTTCCGATTTCTCGGAAGTTCGGACTATCGCTTCATCCTCTGTTTTTACAGTAGGAGTTTCACATTTAGTCTCTGCGGGTGGCATTTTCCCCCTATGATTCAATTTTCGCATAAGGGAATAAAGATATTCTCTTTTTTTTCTAATTTCTTCAGGCATTAAAATATATTTACCTGCACCCTCAAATTTTGTTTTAAGAAATTCATCTAAAATATCAGCTTGGCACTTCTTAATAATTAAATAAGGATGAACATAATCCAAAACTTTTCTAACTTGGATAAAAGTTTTATTATCCCACATCCAAGCGTCATTATGATTTGGATTATCGAATTTCCTTAAATTTAAGTGTCCCCCAAGCTTTAAACAAATTTCTTTCAAAATTTCAGCGTCTTTTATCGAAAGAGCCATCTTGATAACCGGTATAAAATACCGTCTGTTTGGTTTATATGGCTTGAGGATACCAAAATATCCTTCGCCATCTAATAATCCCGCTAAATAGCGTCTTGTAATTCTTTCTTCCATTTTGCCTTCCCTCTGATTGTCCTTTCGGACTTTCCAAGATTTTTAGTGAACATTTTTGTTTACGCATTACTGCGTAAGGAGTCTTGGTTTAATAAAACTCCGGCACTGCACTGTCAAATTCCTGACCAGCCACGTAGGTATGCAAATTTAATGTTGCCATACCACGATTATCTTTTAAGAATGTTAGGAGAGATTTAAAAAATTCTCTCATATCCCCTCCATTATTTACCTAAAGTTGATTTATCGTAGGCGTCTTTTTCGTCGTCAGACAGTTTAGAATACTGTTCATAGGTAAGTTTCCCGCCTCCAAAACCTTTAGAACCTTTGCCCTGAACCATCCCTGCCTGGCCTTTTTTCCCTTGTATTCCGGCGTTCTCTGAAGCCTGCCTGCCAAGTTCCACAGATGCCGCCTCAACAGCAATTCGGTATGCAAAAGGGGTTAATAAGCGCACACTGCCAGATGAGTCTATTTCGGCTAATTTTCTCTCAAACAGGATTTCATTAGCACGGACATAGAGTTTAGATTCAGGGTTAGCCGCATCAGGGAATAATTTAACGGTTTCCTTCCAGACATCCGATACCTGACTCTGAAATTCAGACTGGACTCTTGACTGATTCTGGTAATTATCAAATTCAGCCTTTAAGAGGTTTTTAAAATACCCAGATAGAATTCTCGCGGTTTCAGGGTCAAAATGCTTGGTAAGGTCGGTAATTTGTTCCTCAATGGCTTCCTTATCTTTTGGCGTTGACGCCTGCTGGAGTTGGGTTTGCAAACGCTTCAGTTCCTGATTAAGCCTTACACCTTCTCCCGAAGATAATTTATAGGCTTCCTCAAGTTCTTCTGGCGTTTTAAACCTTCCTGCATATAGTTTCTCTTGCGCACCTTCAGAGCCTTCAAGGATTTGCCCTGCTTGCTCTTCCTCTACTACTGGATTCCCTACGCCTTTTGGGTCATTGGGGTTCTCCATTTTATCCTCCTTATAAATAAAAAAGCCGAGTTAAGTTCTGACAAATTGTCAGGTTGCTTGCTCGGCTTTCTTTTTCAGAATCGTCCGATTATTCTAAATTTGGTTTAATTGTCTGATATTTATTTACATCCACAACATTGCCATCATAAAAATTTACCTGAATATGCCCATAAAACCTCCTTTTTTTAAGGTTGGTTATTTCCTCATCATTCTTAAATTTTTCTTGAAATTCTTCAAACCAGTCCATTGTTCACATCCAACCATTTATTCTCATTATTTCTTCAGGAATATACTCAGAAATTTTATCTTCACAATCACCTGTTATATATGGATATAAAAATTTTTCTTTTATAGCAAATTTTTCAAGATTAAAATTGATGTTTCTAAACTTTTTTGGGCATTGTTTTTTTTTAATATTCATTATTTTTCCATATTTTGCTATTCTAACCAGTCCAATTACGCCCTCTTCATATCTTCTTCGTCCTTCATATCCTTTTCCTCATCGGACATAGCCATATAATCTTTTTCAGGCATACTTTTTATGTTCATAGCTTTCATCATTATATCTATTTTTGACATCATCTCTTTCATCATCGGCATCATTTCCATCATATCTTCCATTATTTCATCTCCCTTCTCGCTGATTTAGCCTTATTTTCCAGAATTTTCGGTATATCGTAAGCCATCTGAAGCCCTTTTTTTATAAGCTGGCAATTTTTAAGCATATCCCCTGTCGCCTCAAGATTATTCATATATGTATCGTATCTTTTTAAAAGCTCCTCCAGCTCGTTTTTATAAACAAGCCAGCCGTTCAGATTCGATATTTGAAACCAGTCGTTATATTCTTGAAGCCTGTTGTCTTTGAGTGTTTCTATCGCCATTATTCCCTCTCAATTTTTCAATATGCTCCATATCTATCTGAACTTTCACGCTTCTTGGGTCAAGTTGAATCCCTGCCATGCGCGCTATTTGAATCCTTCCTTCCAACGGCAAGTCCTTATAATTCAGTTTTTCAACAGGCGATTCGGGTTGAACAGGCGGTTGTTTTGCCTGCGTTTCCGCCTGCGCCATAGCTTGCGCCTGTTCCTGCTGATTATCGACAATTTGCTGTAATTCCTCAGTTGTCGGGATTTTAACGTTCCGCATATCAATAGACCTGAAAAAGTTATCTGTTATCTGCCTCATTACTTCCGCTGTAATCACGGGGTTTTTACCGTAAGAGTTTATTGCGGTATTATATGCCAATACAGCCCTGTTCTGCTCGATTTCACGGTTGATATTTATGGAATTCCCCGCGCTTTCAAAATCAAAATTCCCTACAAAACCTTTTTTAGTGATTTTCGGGAACGGATTTTCCTTGCCTGTAATCCAATAAACGAACTCATCTTCCAGTAAATCAGCGTTTAACTGGACTATAAAATCGTATAAATCCTCGTTCACATCCTGTAATGACCTAATCATATCGTCGAATTTGATGTTCCCTTCGCCTATTATTGACATAATCCCTGAAGCAGTCCTATTGGAACCTATCGGGGAATCTAAACTTGTCCCATAGTCGGTAACACCAAAAAGTTTCTGGACTAAAGCGAGTAAAAACTCCATTTTAGAAAATTCAAGCTGTTCGGATTTAGGAAGCTCAATTACCCTGTAAGCGGCAGGATTATCGGTCGGCCACTGCGCCCCGGGCCCATACGGGTTCTCGTCGGGGTCGTGGTTATTAGGGACTGCTAACGGCGGATTATTCGATATACTGCCCCTGTCTATCATTTGGTTAAACACAGCATCGATTAAATTCCTTATCCCTATCAGGAATTCAGGGACTCCTTTTCCATAGAATGAGTTATCCATAGGGATAATCTGGTAATGGAAAAACGGCCTTTTCGGGTAAGGTGAAATCATCCAGCCCAATAGCTTGGAATTGCTTACCGCGTCAGAAGTATTCACAACTCCCGTTAGGTTCGTTGAACCGATGAATACGACTACTTCTTCATCTAACCCGTCGTTATTAACGTCATATTTTCCGTGCCATTCTGAAATAAGGATTTTGGAATAGTTATGGTTCTCTTTGTAAGCCGCGGGATTTTTGACTAAAATATCTTCTTCAAGCTCTCTAACGGCTTTTTCATTGAATTTCCCCTCATCCTCTTCGCCGACCCTGCGCTTGCACCAGTCAATCGTCCGTTCATAAGTATCACATATCCAGTCAAGTTCGTCCACCTCAGGGGAATTCGCGTCTTTAGGGATGATTACCTGTTTGATGTTCCTTGAGTAAATCTTCGGGCCGTCGTAAACTTTCTTTTCTTCGGACAGGATTTGCTTTACCTTA